TTCTCGAATGTATGGATACCTGTTCGATGTATATTTATGTGCTGATAGTAAAGCGAAAGATTCTTTTAAGACCATTCAAGGTGGGTCTATTAAGGCGTTTGGTTCTAGTGGATCGGTCACTGGGCAAGATGCTGGACTTCCCGGTCTAGATAGATTCTCAGGAGCATTGGTTTTAGATGATGCTCATAAACCCGATGAGGCACATAGTGACAATGTTCGACAAGGCGTAATAGATAACTACGATGAAACCATAAGACAAAGATGTAGGGGCCTAAATGTGCCCATAATATGTATGGGCCAAAGAGTTCATGAAGCAGATCTTACTGATTTTCTTACTAACGGGAAAGATGTAGATGAATGGCATACTACTATAATTAAATCATTGGACGAATGTGGGAACGCACTTTATCCGGAAATGATGCCAAAAGAAAAATTATTGATACTTCAAGACAAATCTCCTTATGTATTTGCAAGCCAATATCAGCAAGATCCACTTCCGTCTGGTGGCGGACTATTCAAGCCTGAATGGTTTATATTGCTTGATGAAGAGCCTATATTTCTTAGCACTTTTATAACAGCAGACACAGCGGAAACAGATAAGTCTTGGAATGACGCAACAGTATTTAGTTTTTTTGGTATATATGAAATAGAATTTCTTGGGAATAAAACTGGTCAAATAGGAATACATTGGATTGATTGTTTGGAAATAAGAATTGAACCAAAAGACTTAAAAGATTCGTTTATGGACTTCTATGCGAATTGTATGCTCCATAAAAAACCACCGTCTGTTGCCGCCATAGAAAAAAAATCCACTGGCGTTACTTTGTTAAGTACTCTAGGGGAAATAAGGGGGATACAAATTAGACAGATAGACAGAAATCGTTCTAGTGGAAGTAAGACTCAAAGATTTATTGATATTCAATCTAGCGTTTCCTCTAAACTCATATCTTTTACAGAACATGCAAGACATGCAGATTCGTGCATATCCCATATGTCAAAAATTACTGCTAACAATACACACAGGCATGACGACATAGCAGATACATTGGCGGATGCTATAAGAATGGCTTTGATAGAAAAAACCATATATTCATTCGATGACTCTCAAGAAGATAGGAAACAAATATTGGGAGTTCTTAACCAGAATTTCAACCGGAATATAAAAGCAGGAGCGGCTCGATATGCCAGAGATAGCTAAGAGACACAGCGAAAGATTAAATGAGCTTAAGAAAAATGCTGATGAAGGAAGAAAGTACTTCTCTCAGAATGCAAAAAGATTCAATGAATACAAAAAGTTTGTTTTTAAAAGTTCAATGGATGATAACGATGCTGCAACTGCTCAAGAAATGGGTAGGCCAACAATTGAATTCAATATACTTGAGGCGATTATTTCTAGGCTTAAAGGCGAGTTTGCGAAACAGCAGCCATCGTTGTCTGTAAGAGCTTCTGACGGTGTTCCTTTGACTATGTTAAATGAGGATTTTATTGAGACAATAAAAGTAGTTGAGGCTCATCTTAGGTCTATATTCTTTGATGGATCAACAGATATGTTTGGGTACACGATTTATGATGACATGCTTGGAGGAGGTTACTCCGTAGGAAGAATTTACACCAAATACATAAATGAAATGAGTTTCGAGCAAAATATATGCATTGAGAAAGCATATAACGCTAATCTGTGCTTCTTCGATCCATTGGCAAAAGAAAGTCATAAAGGAGATGGTAGATTTTGTGGTGAAATTTACCCAATGACTAAAGAAGATTTTTTGCATAATTTTGGCCAGGATGCTTTGGACGATATGACATTTACCAGGTCTTTGTCTGGATTTGATTGGTCATTCAAAAGCGATGATCAAGAGATAGTTCTTGTTTGTGATTATTACGAGAAAAAATGCATAGAAGAAAAAATATTAAAATTGTCTAATGGTCATACAGTAACTCAAAAAAAATATGATAAATTTCTTGAAGAATGGAATCAATCCGGTGCATTGGAGCAACCTCCTATCCCAATAAAATCAAGAAGAACTACTATAGAAAAAATTGTTAGATATCGTTTTTGTGAGAGCAGAGTTTTAGACTATATAGAAACAAATTATAAATATCTTCCATTAGTTTTTTTTGATGGTAACAGTGTCGTTATAGAAGAAAGCGGCGCATACAATCAAATGACAAAGCCTTATGCTTATCACGCTCGCGGCATTCAAATGCTTAAGAATTTTGCCGGGCAGTCATTAGCAAATGAACTTGAAAATACCATGCAACAGAAAATTATTGTTGCGCTTGAGTCGATACCATCAGACTATTTAAATGCATATACCAATATGCAGAAAGCAGACACTATTGTTTACAATCATTTTCTCCAGACTAAAAATGGACCTAATTTAGATGTCCCTTTGCCAGCTCCCAGGGAAGTAGTCAGGACTCCAATTCCTCCTCAAATATCAGATACGTTCAGGATGGCTGATGAGATGACCCAGACTATTTTGGGTAATTATGATTCTTCTGCTGGTATAAATAGCGCCCAACTATCTGGACTGGCATTTGCCAGAAGCGCCATACAAACAAATACTGCTAGTATGCCCTACACTGTTGGTTATATTAGAGGATTAAATAGATGCGCGGAAATAATCGTTGATTTGATACCTAAATATTATATTACACCTAGAAGCCTTCCTATATTACTTCCGAATGGTAAAAGAGATTATATGGAAATAAATAAAAAAGGCAGTGTATATATGAATTTTGATTCTAATTCTTTACAAGTAAAAGTAGAGGCTGGCGTCAACTTCTCAATGCAAAAAGAAATTGCATTACAGACTGTTATGGGACTTTCTCAATCAAGCAAAGTATTTGGTGATTTCTTTGGAGATGAAGGATTGCCTACAATTCTTGATAATCTCGAGATGAGAGGAATAGACGAACTTAAGGAGAAGGCTGCTACTTGGCAGCAAAGAAGAGAGCAGCAGCAGCAGATGGCAATGCAACAACAGCAAGCACAGTCTCAGCAGCAACAACAACAAATAGCTATGTCTATGGCTGACGCTCAGAAAAAACTTCAGTCTCCGACAAAAGAACAGATCGATCTTCTTTCTTTGCAAGAAAAATCTAAATACGATAGTGCGTCAATTTCAATAAAAGAGAGGGAAGCAGAAACAAAATTCCTAGAGGTTATGAGTAAAATTCAAAATCAAGATGTTGAATCAGAATTAAAAGCAGCAGAGATTGATGCTGAAAATACTAGAAGCGCCGTTGAATCAATGGTAAATATAAGTTCTCATATTGGTAAGAATTTAAATGAGGATGTGTTAAATGTCTAAGTTAACAACAAAAAAAAGAAAATCGCTACCTTCTAGTGAACTCGCGTTACCAAAAGAAAGAAAATATCGTGTTGACACGAGGAACAGGGCTATTAATGCAAAAGCATGTGCTTCTCAGATGGAAGAAGAAGGTAAAATATCAAAATCAACGAAGAAAAAAATAGATTTAAAAGCCAATAAAAAATTAAAAAAGGAAAATAAAAATGAAAGTAATAATAAAATCAAAAACAAAAATGGGATTGAAGCCTAAAAATAAAGAAATGAAACACGAAGATGAAAAACAAGATAAAAAGTTAGTTAAGAAAATGGTTAAAAAAGAATGCAGATATTAAGGGGGATACTTATGCCATTAAAAAAAGGCGCCAAACCAGGGTCAAAAGGATTCAAAGAAAATATAGAAAAAGAGATTAATTCAGGAAAGCCAAAAAATCAGGCAATAGCTATTGCATATTCTGAAGCGAAGAATAAGAATAAAAAAAGCAAAAAATATTAGACTATATTTACTAAATCATTGATATTGTTTACTATGTGTAGTAATTGTAAAAGTGACCACGAACTAAATACGTGGGTATGTATAAACGCACTCAAGCGGATAAATGGGCGATTACTCATCGATACCGAGGAAACTTACCGAGTCATCGGGTCAAATATGACATTGGAGGATGTAAATGGACGAGAATCAAGTTATTGGTGATGTAGAAGAAGGCATATCAGGTGAAATTGAAGAAGAAAAACTCCTTCCTCAGTCACAAGTTAATGCCATAGTTCAACATGCCAAAGAAAAAGCTGCTTTGAAAGCACGTAGAGAAGCTGAAGAAGAATATCAAAGGAAAATAGAGGCGTTAAACTCTTCTATTCAAAATCAAGGCAACAGAAATGAAAATGTTAGCCGTGAAATTGACGCAGATACTATTTATCAGCAAGTGCAAGAAAGATTTAACCAAGAGATGCAGCAAAAACAATTAGAAGAACATCTTTCTAATTCTGCAAATCAATATCTTTCTAAGATGAACCAAGGTAAAGAAATTTATGATGATTTTGATGAAGTTACAAAGGAGTTTGATCCTACTTC